TGTAACAATATCTCATGTAAAACGTAGAGAAATTAAAAGGCATTTCAGAAGGAATTTTGTATTCTTTCCCCATTATTTTTATAATAATACATTTGCCTTCTTTTTGTTTGTCTTTTATAGCTTCATCAAAATCAATATATAATGATTCCTCTTGCTTTTTTGATATCTCTTTATGTTTTTCATCAAGATATTTTATTCTTTCATTATTATCCATAAAAACTCCTAAATCTTTTTAGCTTCCTGGTGTTATTCTAGTTTTAGCATTAACCCTGAAAGCTCCTTTATATTTATAAACTCCTGAAGTATCTGCACTTTCATCATACGAAGTAAGGAACCCATTTAAACTCCATCCATATCCAGTATTCTTTACAGTCCTCATCGTAATAACTTTGCCAGATTCTACAGCATCTTTAAGCTCACTTTGTCCATCATCTAATCCATTAGCTTGTGTTTCAATTGCAATCCCTTCAACATTTGCAGTTTCAGAAACGCTTATTGCTGTAAACGTCTCATGCAAAACATCAGTTCCTGGAACGACATCTTCACTACCTGTTATATTTTCTTCTTTAACCGATACATTCCTGTTAAAACTAGTAACCTTTGCCACAACTTCATTATCAACTGTCACCTGAGTTCCAGCAAATTTAACTTCATTATCAACGTTGTCACCAGCAAATAATACTGGAACAATAGGAAATAATAACATATTAGCTAATAATTTAATAAATTTCTTTTTCTTAATCAAGATTTCACCTCATTTCTTACAACCTATAATCATTATCACTTGCATCTGTCACTACCCTGAATCTATAAAATGCACTATACTCATGCCTTCCGTTTTCGTCTTTGCCAATTGAATAAGGAGGCGTGTCATTGAATACCATGCTTATCAATTCACCGCCATCAACAAGCCTGCCACTAAATCCCATAAACTTCTTATGTATACTCATTAAATTTTCTTTTGCTGTCGCCTTGGACGCATTTCTAACAATAATTTGTATAGCATACTGGTCAACAGATAAAGAACTAGATTCAGAAATTGATGGAGCATTTACGTCATATGTAGATATTAAATTATCAGGGTTATCTGGTTGAAAATTATCAAATAGATTTGTTCCAACTGTACCAAATCCTTTTAATTCCAGCCAATCAGTAAAATTATCAGCAATCATGACATAAATATCCTCATTTCTTCCTTAAGAAATCTTTTTAGTGTTTTTTCAGCTAATCTATTGAAAGGGTCTCTTAAGTAAAATCTTTTTCTACCATGCTGGAAATTAGCATTTTGTTCATGCCATCTAATAGCATAAGGTATAATTGGAAATCCAGTACCTTCACCACCACCAAATGTAATTACACATGCAGGTATATTACCAGCTGCCATAATAACAATGCCAGTTCTTTGTAATGTTCCCTCATCTAAAGGTACTTCTTTTTTTGCCTCAAATAATATAAGTTCACCAGTTTTTTTTACTCCATTTACAGCAGCCTGGTTTACTAAATTTGTTAATAAATTACCCCGCCAATTCTCCCATGCCATTTATACCATCCTTTTAATTTATCATTTCATATCCTGATATTGTTATATGATAAGGCCTTTTCAATCTATTTTTACTTCTCACGACAAATGTCTGATTGCTGCATAAATCTATATCAGGATAATATCTATACCTGTTTATAAAATTGCTTTTCTTTCTAAGCTTATGTTTTGTATTTATGCTGTCGTCATTATTTTTAACATAAATCTTTAAAGCAGTCTTATAGACATTTATTTCATTGACAGGAATAACCCCATCTTTTGTTAATATCCTAACTTCGTTAATTTTAAATGGGTAATTAGATGTCTTTTTTATATTAAACTTTCCAGTTCCTTTATATGTTTCACAAAAGTAATTTTTTGACATATTATCAACCTTCTACTTTATTATTTACCTACAAAAACATTCAAAATGATGAGTATTACCAGTTCTTGGGTCATCAATAGGATCTATTTTCATAACTTCCAAATTTGGACGATTATAAGGAGCTAACTGGTCAAACATATAATAATCATAATTTACATCTATCCCGCAATCATCTTTCAAAAACACAATTGCAGTAGCTAATTTTTTCTCGCCTTTTTCGTCAGTATAAAAATGATTACCATATTGACAAAAACCTTTTACGGTTGAGCTTGACAAATCATAAAAATCACCTGATTTATTTCTAGCTCTTTTCCTTATTTTTATACTGTGAGTCATTAAATTATTATATTGCTGCATACTCATCTTATATCAATCGCCCTTTTTATTATTCCAGAAGACATTAATATTGAATCTTGATAAGCCATTTCTTCAGGTAATGCTTTATTAAATATATTGTTTCCACCAGAATTGCCTACAGAAAACCTTCCAAGCTTTATATTTTTGTTTGTAACTGGCTTATTATCATTATCATATAAACAACTTACCATAACAGACACCCACATTTTTACTGCTATAACCTGGTCATGAGCTAATAATGTATTGTTATCAACATACCAATCGTCAGTATCTTCTTTGTCTATTTTCCACCCATTAGAATATACACCATGGTTCCCTATTCTACTATCCAATAATTTACTGGCTATTCTTATTCTAACTTTTGTTGCTTCTGTTTTAGATCTACCTGTGAATGATTTATATTCTGTATCAGTTATATACATCAGTTTACCTCAACATTTTTCAATGATTCAATTAATTCCTCTTTTTTACCTGTGTATGGTAAATTCTTTTCCTTACATAAATTCTGCAATTCCTTATAATTTAATGAATCAATTTCATTTTCATTTTGTTTAGCTTTTTCATCAACATTTTCACTAGGTTTTTTTGTCCCAAAATATTTTTTTACTGCCTTAAATTCTTCATATATACTTGTGTCTTTATTTGTCATATCACAAATATCATCTTTTTTATATATTTTGCCTTTATAATAACCTCGCTTTAAAAATTTAACTCTCATAATATCTCCTCTATTTCATATTTTAACTTCCTGCTGGCAATAATACAGCAAATGGATATCTTGTATCTTCATCTTCGTTGATTCTATTAATTGGATTTGGAACCTGCCATGCCATTCTCATTCTAACTCTCAAACCTACCATATCTTGTTGTGGAAGATTTAATGTTATTGCTTTTGTTACTGGATTTTGCAAAACTGCTTGGTCTAATAATTTCCATTCAACATCTGTTCTTATTGAATATATTAACTTAGTCCAATCTCCACATATTATTAAAGCTTTACTTGCATCTACTGCACCATTTCTAGGAAAAATCATTTGGCTTCCGTCAAGGCTATAAACTGTTGAACCTTGAACACCTTCTTTATACAATGATTTAAATATTGGATTGCCTGTATTAGCTCTTAAATGTCTTAATTTACTTCTCATTGTCATTCCGGCTATATGCCCGTTCACCATGTATCCATCTTCTTCTACATGCGATATAACTCCACCAACACCCATAATATCGTCATATAAATCATTAGTTTTTGTTTTTGGATCAATTACGCTTCCAATTATTGTAAAATTTCCAGCGGCAATTGCAGCAGGAACTATAGCTGTCGGCCAAACGGCAGGAGCACCAACGCCATAATAAATAGTTTCATCTATTAATTTTCCTAAAGCTTCTAATATTAAAGGCCTACATTCTCCCCAGATATCATAATCTGAGTCTTCTATGACAGCTTCAGGTATTGCTATTATACAATTTAATGTTTCAGCATCAAGATATTTATTTTCCCATTCAACATCAGTTTGTTGTTTCCATTGTTCTGTTTCATCCTTGTTAATGGGTCCAGGGTTTGAGAAATAAGCTTGTGGAAATGCAGACAAGCAAGGAATTCTCCTTTGTTTTCTTGTCATATTTGGTGCTCTTTTTGCTAATTTCATAATTGTGCTATATTCTGGTGCAGACTGTACAATTTCTTTTTGTACATCTTCAGGCATTAGTGGAAGTGCCATACTTCTAGTAATTGGCATATTTTTCACCTCTTAATTAAATTTTTTGGCTTTAAAAAATTTAATTACTTGGTTAATTTATAATTAGCGATTTAGATAACCTCTTAGAATTGAATTTGCATTTGTTGTATTCTTATTTTTGCTTGTATCTTTATTCTGGTCATCTCCAGAAGGTTTTGGGTCTTCATTATTTTTAACTAACCAAGGTTTTTCAACAATTAAATTTTTTAAAGCTTTTATAGTTCCTTCAACTTTACCATCTTTAATCTCAACATCATCTTTGCTCATAAGAGCATAAGCAGCATCAGCATCAACAATATTTAAGCTTGAACATTTGCTAATTACATCAGCTTTCAATAATGTTTTATTTGCGCTATCTGTAGCCGCGTCAGCTCTTTTGTTTGCCTCATCTCTTTCTGCTTGAATTTTTTCAAGCTCTGACATTTGAGCTTTCCTTTGTGTGTTTTCCCATTCAGCCTGTTTAGTTTTAATAGCCTTATTAATTCTCCTAGAAATAACCTTATCAAATTCTTCTTGGCTATTGAAAACTACTTGTTTTTCTTTTGCATTATCATCATTAGTTCCATCATCACCAG